CTTATTCAATAAGGTGTTAGACAATATAGATGAAGAATTAAAAACTGTATTGATAGAAGAAATAACCGAGAATTTGTTTATATTTATCATTCATTCGCATAAATTTTTAAAAACACATAGTCAATGGGGGGTATTAATTGAAAAGTTGAATCGATGTAGTAAATTAAAAGCAAAAGACCATAAAAGTATATCCTCCAGAATAGTATTCAAATATATGGATATTCAAGATGCATTAAAGAAAATGCGGTAAATTGTCTACTAGACATAACTAACATAAAAAATGATATGTAATGCTATAGTATATATCATATGGTAAAATCCTTTATCTATCCAGATAAAATTCAATATAATGAAATAAAAGAAATAAATAACGATGATATCGGACACGCATCTACAATATACGAAATTGAGTACTTTGATAAACCGATACAGATAGCACTGGGGCGCGAAAACCATAGTTATTCAAACGACAACATTGTCTATTTTTCAGTATATTTAGTATCAAATGATAAAATACATTCGCGAATAGGTGTATTCGAAGTAGAGTCAAATAAAATGATTTCAATTATTGACGAAGACGGTGATGTTGATATTGATCAAGGACACATATTATTATTTGTTGATCAGCAATATATATTTGAAAATACAACTCCAGACGAAGAACAAGATGAATTTGCGGAAACCGTCCAAACTGAACGGCTGGATGGATTAACGTTTGTTGAAAACGATGACAATGATTGGATTGCGAATTTTATGAAAAACAATCAATATCATATAGTCGATAATGAAGGTTGTGGAGATTGCTTCTTTTTGGTTATACAAATGGCTCTAGAAGATACTGAATTACAAACGAACGTAGAAGACCTACGTAAAATTTTATCGGAGAATGTGAACGACAGTATTTTCGAACAATATCAAACAATTTATATGGGCATCCATTCTGAATTACAGAATATAGAATCCAACATGAAACATGTAAAAGAGAATATTCAAAAGTTGAAGAAACAATACAATACTATTAGTAACAAACAAGACAATAAGGCCATGTTGAATAGAATTACCGAGCTACGTGAGAACTACGCAACAATGAATACTGATAAGAATTCGGTGAATGAATTAATGAATGAATTTCGATTCATGGAAAACATATCAAGTATAGATGACCTGAAAAAATATGTCCTCACTTCTGAGTATTGGGGTGATACGTGGGCAATCAGCACACTAGAGAAAAAACTGAATATTAAAATAGTCGTATTTTCCGAAGAAGCTTACAAGTCAAATGACCTGGATTCCGTCTTACTTTGTGGCCAAGATAACGAAACGACCCAAGCAAGTAAAAACCCTGAATTGTATATTCTGACATCTTATACAGGAAACCATTATACATTGATTACTTATGATACACGTAAACGTTTTACTTTTGGAACCTTACCTAGTCAAATCAAATCATTAATCATCAACAAGTGTATCGAGAAAAACGCGGGACCTTATTACTCCATCCCCGAATTTCGTCAATTAAAAATGAAATTAGGTATTCATGTAGACGAAGGTAAATTGGATGACCCCGACGATGCATATTTAAATGATCATTTGTACAATAACAAAACTGTATTTATGTTTCATGCAAATTCAAATGGAGAACCAAAACCCGGAAAAGGTTCCGGTGAAAAAATAAATGGCGATGATATAGTCATGTTTAAAGACTTATTGCTGAAACATAAGAAAAACAATTGGCGACGTCAATTAGACGACAGTTATTTATCACCTTTCACATTGGATGGACATCGTTGGAACAGTGTAGAACACTACAAATTAGCATCGCAGTTTAGAAAAGGGTTTCCTGACTTTTATCGTAGTTTTTCTCTAGACAGTGATACCGCGATTTCAAAAGACCTGGTAAAAGCACGCATTGCAGGAAGTAAAACCGGACGAAATAAAGACAAAGTATATCGCGAGCGTCATATTGTAGTAGACCCCGACTATTATGAATTTGGTTCCAACCCTCGTCATGAAGTAGAACGATTTGAATCATTAAAGGCGAAATTTTGTCAGAATCCGGATTTAAAGAATATGTTAAAAAATACTCATAGTGCCAAATTAATACATTTTGTACGCGGTCATGAACCAGAAACAGACATATTATTAATGAAACTCAGAAAAGATATTGACCAATTATGTTCTCAATAAGTAGTTTTTATGTAACCATTGCCATATATTATATAGAAAATTGAATAAAGAATAGCGTTCTATAATAATCATAGTGATAACAACTATTATTATTATTATTGAATAACATGAGTTCCCTTTCTTACGCTGACGACCAGGCGAATAACATGGCTTATGAGAAACCTTGCGTTTATTTTACTACTACCAATTTGATTGAGAAGGAAGATACGATGAAAGATACCTTGAGTTTGCGTGTGACCACCCTTCCAAAGAACTACACTGATGAGGATAGTGCGAAGAAACTATTTGAGGAGGTTCTTAGTATTGGAAGAGTATCGAAGGTGACTATTACAGAAAAAAATTTCTTTAATCGCAGACTGAATACAAATACCACTACCCATAGCGCGAGCGTCGATTTTGAATATTGTAAGAATACCACTGCTACTAAGCAACTCATTCAGCATTTTAACGACAATATTCATACCAAAATTTCGATTGTCGCGAACGACCAGTTGTATTGGGAGAATGGCGAACCAATGACTCATTTGTCAGTAAGCAAGAATACTTCATCTGCTCAATCTCTATTCGGTGTCTCAAAAGATACCGGCGATAATCGCGAGTTGGAATTGTCGGATAAGGATTGGAAGAGTCTATACATTCCGTTCATTGCTTCTAATATGCTCATTGCGACACCTGAGGGTTCGACTACGAGATTTATTCCTACGATTCGGGACTATATTGAATCCACTCTTTGTATCGGTAAGATTTCACGCGTTGACTTTGTCGACCGCGAGTTGGAAAATGGTAGTCGCGGAAAAGCATTGTTTATTCACTTTGAACGTTGGTATAGTTCCGAGTACACAAAGAATTTTCGTAATATGCTTGATACTACTGGACATTATCGTTTCAAGGGTGAATATAATAATGGGGTATTCTGTAAACTGTATTCTATGAACGAAGATGGCGACAAGGTACCTGGATACATTGTATTCAAGATTAACCACAAACCTATTCCTGAAGTGGAGAATGAGGTGAATATCCACCAACTCCAGGCAGCAAACGTATATTTGACCGAAGAGTTGGAAAAGAAGACGACTGAAGTGGAAGAACTACAGAAAGAACTAGAGCGTTATAAGCAAATGGTTCAAAGTACCACCGCGACTGATGTAAATATTGTTTAATAATCAACCATAATCTATAAAAAAAATAAAAATAAAAGGTGCATATGTACTTTTTATTTTTAACAAATGCTATCAGCTGAAAAATTGATTGTGTTATTTCACCAAATATCGATTGTACAAAACTAACCAAAATATGGGAATTAAAAATTTGAATAGATATTTGAAAGAAAAATGTTCAAATAATGCGATTTATAAAACGAAGTTGACTACATTTAAGAATAAAACATTCGTGATAGACACAAGTATATATTTGTATCAATTTATAGGTGAAAATGCGCTTATGGAAAATATGTATTTGTTTATTTCTATAATGAAATCTTGCAAGATAACCCCGATTTTCATATTTGATGGGAAACCTCCTCAAGAAAAGCGGGAATTGCTGAAAGAGCGCAGTGCGAAAAAAAAACTCGCCGAAAAAAAATTCAATGATTTATCCAAATCATTAGAAGATAACACAATGGATGAAAATGATAGAAGAATGATGGAAGTGGAAATGGACGCATTAAAAAGACAGTTTATTCGTGTTCAAGATACAGATATTGCGAATGTAAAAACACTCATGGATGCGTATGGAGTTTCTTACTATGACGCTCCGAACGAAGCAGATGAATTATGCGCATATTTTGTAAAGACGGGACTCGCTTATGGATGTATCAGCGATGATATGGATATGTTTCTCTACGGATGTCCAATTGTTTTGCGAAATTTTAGTTTATTGAATCAATCGGTATCATGTTACGAAACGCCGAATATATTACATGACTTGGGAATGACGGAATCACAATTCAGAGAAATACTTGTTATTTCAGGAACTGACTACAACACGAAAATGGAAACAACCCTACACGAAACGCTAAAATGGTTTCACCAATACAAACATTACATAAACCATAGTATTGAAAACAATAAACAATATTACGGATTTTATTTATGGTTAACAAAAAATACAAAATACATAAAAGATTTTCATGTACTCATTAAGACACATCAATTATTTGTGATTGATGAATCTACATTCACTCGATTTAATTATGAATATAAACAAAAAAAGGAAAATACCGCCTTATTACAAGAAATTATGAGCGAAGTCGGATTTATATTTTCGTAACGTTGGTGTGCTATAACAGATATTTTTTATCACATAATACTGGACAAATAACACCCGTTGTATTGTTCAGTTCCAGTGTGAATCAAATTAATTGTGACATCTACATAAATCGAACCGCCCAACTTTCGCCATCTTTCACAAAACATCCAATCTTCAGATAAATAATGGTTGTTTTCGACTCCACAGTCAAATAGGGCGTATGCAAAATCATTTTCATCCCCGTTCAAAAATCCGATGTCGTCTGTATACTTGGTATATGGAAACCCATTCGCCATACGATGAATGACATTCCGTTTCATCATCATGAAACCAGTTGCTATGTGACGTACTTCTGTCATATTATCCTTGATAACCACTTTGTTTTCTACGTAATTGAGATTGTAACTAAGCATCTGATGCTGAATATACTCTTTATCACTAATCATATTTTTAAAAATGCTCCTGTCCTTTTTTTCTATCCATTTTGACAATACTTCCGTATCTTTTTCACCTGATTTAGATTCAATCAATCGACCCCAATTGTATTTCTTGAGAGGATATACTCCACCGCATAAATCCTTATTGGAAATAAGTAATTTGATGATATCATCCGGATTCCATGTAATATCCGCATCGATAAACATAATATGGGTGGTTTTGGGGTTTGACATTGCCTTCGCAATGAGATTATTACGTGCACGCGAGACCAAACTATCACTGTTACAGAACTCTACGTGAACGTCAATATTATATTGTTTTAACTTTTCCACCGTGTTCATAATTGACCGGGTATAGCTTGTATAACAAACTCCTCCATAACAAGGAGTCAAAATATACAAGCATGGCGTTTCGTTTGCCTGTAAATAACTCTCAATCGTTTCTCGATG